ATCTTTGAGACCAGCTCTCCATAGGTATTTGACAGCATTACCTATACAAAAGTTCAAATGTTCCGTTACCTGAATACACTCTACACCTGAGGGGTGAGAAGTATAGTGACTAGGGTGATTAACTACATCTTCTTTATCCATCATTTCTTTTGTTATTTGTCTACTGTACGGAGTACCTTCTGGCCACTGGTAGGCCCTCATTTTGCCGTACCCCGGCCAGTCTTCTGCATTAACACAAGCACCAATTGATGGGTCGCCTTGTGCACACCCCGATTGAACATCCTTCTCCATACATACCCCCTAGCCACAGCCAACGCTGTAAACATTGATGTTATTAAAAAGTTATCGTCTATTGTTACGTACCCAGCTTTAATCCAATCGACTAAGTAGAACGTCCAGAAGATATAAGATACAACAAAGCCAGTAGCAATGTTTAGACTAATTTCCAGTAAGGATTCGAGCTTAGTCTGTTGCATAATTATGCTCCATTAGGCATTAGTCTTCCTCCCAAGGTGGGAAATCTGGAGGTAATTCGTCAGCAATCTGTTCATCCACTATATTAGTGTTACTTAATATGCTTAGGGATTCCTCCACACTTTCTATTACGTCATCGAGTAATTGGTCATCACCATTACATTCTAAGACATCTTCCAAAGTACGCTTGATAAATACGTACTCACTCAGGGTTAAATATACTGCATTTATACTAGCCATAAGTACCACCATTTTTTACGAGTTTTAAGAGGTCTTTTTTCCCCTATAAAAATACCTTTCTTTACATCTTCTGGGGGTATAGGTTTAGTTTCTCCCCTAGAGGATAAAGCGTATCCTTCTTCTAATTCATCAGCTATGCGGCGCAGTACACCTATCATAAGATTAACTGTTATTTGGTCTGTTATACTAGCCATTCTTCAGGTATCCTCCCAATAGCATATTCTATGCCTTCTTGTTTACACCAATCAGAGTATTTGATTGTATGATTCTTAGTTATCCAGTTATCTCGCATAAATACCATCCTAATGTCTAGTTCAGGGTGTAGTTCTTTGATTGCTTTATGTTTCTTACGGTTAGCAGAAGTGAACTTACCCTTAGCCTCGATTATAATGCCATTATCGAGCATAAAGTCAGGAGTATACCATCGTTCTTTAGCACACTCCTTAGACCCACACTCCCCACAAAGATACCCCACTGCTTTATCGTAGTAGTTAATAGAGTATTCTTCATATTTATAGTGTACACTAGCTTTATCCAGCTGCTCCGCTAGGGTTTTTTCAAACCCACTGCGGAATCCAGCCTTCCTAGCATGGTATCTAGTCTTATTCACAAGTCTTTTTCCCCGTAGCTGGGTCTATATAACATGCTTCAGCACCTTCTTCCTCTTTAACAGTATTAAGGATGCCGAACCGTTTACCTGCTGGATTAAAAGTAGTACATCCTTTACATCCTAAATCATATGCATCAAGATAAATCTGCTTAAAATCTTCCCAATTAGTGTCAGGGTCGATGTTAATAGTTTTACTGCACGCTGAATCGACGTATTTTTGTGCTACCGCGAGAACGGCCAGATGTTCTTGAGCAGTGCATTGCGACGCAGTCTTTCCCTCGATGCCATGTACCCTATACGCATAGTCTTCAACGCGCTCCACAATGGGTCCGTCGAACGTCTGAATAGTTCTGTCATAAAAATGACTAAAAACAGGCTCAATACCACTACTAATATTATCGGCAGACAAGCTAATAGTACCAGTAGGAGCAATAGATAATAGGTGACTATTCCTAATCCCATACTTTTTGATTTTCTTGCGCAAGCCTGACGGAAGCGTTTTAATGAATTTACCATTTAAGTATTTCTCCGCATCAAATAGGGGGAAAGGCCCCTTTTCCTTAGCCAACTCAACCGACGCTGCATAGACTTCATCCCTAAGGAACGCGCTTACAGCCTCCAGCCACGCTAGGAACTCAGGAGACCCATAAGTATACCCTAAGATTTCCCCAGCATTAGCAGCCCCTGTGTACCCCAAGCCCATACGACGTTTGTTAACAGACTCAAGACGCTGGTCTTCAAGTGGAAATGTAGAAACATTGTGGATATTGTCCATAGCCCGTACAATATGTGGAATGTCTGCTTTAAGCTGGTCATAGTCAAACTTATATTGATTGACTGTAGTTCCATCTCCTTCTGTGCGTCCTGCATGGAATTTAAGATACTTAACCAGATTAAAACTACCCAACAGACATGCACCGTAAGGGGGTAGTGGCTGTTCTCCACAAGGGTTAGTAGCAGCGATTGTTTCACAATACCAGAGATTGTTCCACTCATTTATACGGTCTATAAAGAGTACTCCGGGCTCTGCCCAGTCCCAAGTAGAGCGCATAATCTCTTCCCAGAGGCGTCTAGCGCGGACAGTCTTATATATTCTACCCTCAAATTGAAGATTAAACTCTGTATCATCTTTCACAGCCGTTATAAACTCGTCGGTGATGCCTACAGAGATATTAAATGCTCTCAGATTAGTTTCGTTCTGTTTTACTCGAATAAATTCCTCAATGTCAGGATGGTCTACTCTAAGTACACCCATTTGGGCACCACGTCTATGTCCAGCGGAGCTAATAGTATGACAAATAGCATCGTAGATAGCCATAAAAGAAATAGGACCGCTACTACGGCTATCAAGACTAACAATATTGTCCCCACGAGGGCGTAGAGTGCTGAAATCATATCCTATACCTCCACCTAATCGCATTGTTTGCCCTGACTCATAGGCTCGTTGCATAATAGAGTCAAAACTGTCCTCGATAGTGCCTGATACAAAGCAATTAAAAGCTGTTACATTACGAGGAGAGCCCACAGCAGCCTGTGTACGACCGGCTCCCATAAATCGCATGTCTAGCAAAATATTATACAGAGGACGAAAGTGCTCTGGGCTATCTGCTAAAGTGTGTGCTACTCGTGCTTGCGCCTCTGAAAAAGACTCTCCCTCTGCGCGGTACTTAGTTGCATGAATTTCCTTAGACACTCGGAGTGTAGGGCCATACTGTTCTGTCATTATTTATTTCCCTTTTAACTAATTCATAATTGTCTAAAATATGTTGAAATATATCTACTAATTTAGAGTCTTGTTTATAATGGGCATAACTCATACCCCTCTCCGCCATTCTTCTTATATTTTCTAAATTCCCGGAGGGAGCCATAGCTGTTGTTCCTCACGTAGTATCCATAATAAGTCTGCATTCTCTTTAAGTTTAACATATCCTAAAGACGGATAGGCTTCTTCGTAGGCTTTGAGGCATCTGGAATACATATCATATTCTGTTGTCGCACCTTCGAGGATTTTTCTAGCCTTAGCTGGTCCGCATTTCGGTACACCAGCGATATTGTCAGTGCTATCACCAGTAAGTAGTTGAGTATAATAGAATAACGTCGCTTCATCTTCGGTCACCCAATATTTTTCTTGATTAACCCAATTATAATGCCAACCGGGAATCATGTTAAGGTCTTTGTCTAAGGTACAGATAATAGTATGTGCTCCAGCTTTATTAAGCTCTGTATCTGGAGCCAATTCATTCCAATAAACATACTGAGCAATCCCCATAGCATCGTCAGCTTCACAACCATCTACTACTTCTGCACCCCAATTATTGATAAGATATTCTCTTATCTCTGTATACCAGTGAGGCTTTCTAGAGTCCTTCCGGTTCATCTTGTAGTAGTCTACGAGACTTTCTCTATAATTACCGTCTCCTGTCAGGTACAGTTGGTAACTATTAGTCTCTGTAGCATCAAAGATGGCCTCAATAATGTTACGGGTGTTACTTAGAGCATTATTTAAAGATTCAATCTCTACATATGGCTCTATAATAATACCCCCGTCAGGGTAGTATTCTTTCAAATACTCGTTACACTCTTTTTTTGATGGAAATGTAGCTATGTACCCATAGTCTTCTTCTCCTTCTAAGTAGATACGATAGTGAGTATGTTCAGCAGAGAACCCTCCTCTATAGACAAGAATATCTGCATCAATTAAAGCCTTCATGGAGTCTCTCTCGTTATTAGTGTTGCGTGTATGGTGGACAGGCAGGTCGTTAATCTGCGCCTTCATTCCCGTATTTTTCTACGCTCAGACTGGGACGCTGAAAAAACGCGCTACGGTTTACGACAGGACTCCCAGTTCTCATCCTGCAACTTTGCTACTGCCCATTGTTATAACGTGAGTGGCTGGCCGCCGCCTTAGTGCGTTTTCACGGCTCAGGACGCGACCCCTGATTAGAACCAACCTCACACGGTCAGGATACACCTGACAATTCTTAAATATGGCGGAACAGGGTGGGAATCGAACCCACGATACCTGCCTTTCGGCGAGTCGCTTTGCCTCAGCGTACCTGCTCCATGAATCTTTGAAGTACAGACTAGGCCAGTCGCTACTCTGGCTCCGGATCGCTCACGGCGTCAGCCTCGTGCCGGTTCCTCGCAAGCTGATCAATTCTTGCCAAGCGTGTCTCCGTTACTTTCAATGCGGTCAAGACTATGTGGCCTTTCGCCATTTACTTGCTCTCCACGCCGCCAATCTGTACATCAAAGGACTCTGTATTGTTTCTCCTAACGCCAGAGCCAGCGCTTGAAAGTGTGTAGGCATTCCCACCTAACAAACCTACGTTGTTACAGAGCCTTTGCCTGTAACTCCCGACCCCACGATAGTCCGTCCTATATCTGGGTTCCCTCTTAGTTGGTCTTAACGGAACTAAGAGCCAGTTCTTACTTAGCCCCTAAAGTATTAGTGCGGGAACTGTACTACGTCTGCTGGTTCTGTATCAGCATCATCAGTGGCTGAATTTTCCCACTCATTAATGCTTTCTGAGAGTTGGTCAGCGTATTGTACAGCTTGTGGAAAGTAGGGGAACTCTCCCTCACGTACCGAGGTGGCCTTATTAACTAGACCATAGACCGGAATACCGAGCGGTTCCGAGATGGTTGAATCTACTACTTCTACTGTGTAGTGCTCGTTTTCATATACCATGTTGCTTTCCTTTTTAAGGTTATTAGTATTTATTGTTATTATAAATAGAACTATTACTCGTCGTCGTCTACAGCCATAGATGCACTAAGGTCCAATGTGGCTTTACCGAGAATCTTAGTATCCTCGAAAAACTGCATTGTCATTTTATCTACTGTAGCTTCTAATGTAGCTAATTTCTCAGCTTTCTTAGAGCCCAGTGATAGTGCGTCGTGTGCAAGAGCAATTTCTACAATCTGTAGAGCGTCTTTACGTGCTGCCTGATAAGTAATAGCCAGCTGCCTGTCATCATAACTATTGCTTGATGGTGCAGTCCCAGCAGACTTAACAGGGGCTGATGCAGCTGCTTCTACCTTAACTGAGGAAGCATCTACGTTCTTGAAATTACCATTCTCTACAAAGGAGAATGATACAGTATCTCCTTTACCGAAAGCTGGCTTATCAAAACCATGTCCGTACCAAACACCATCATTTAGCTTAAAGTTATACGAATTACCGCCACGGGCGGTCGGTTTAATTGACAATACTTCTACGATACCTGCTGCTTGTCCCATATTTTCTCTCCTACTATAGGGTCACTCTCAAATTTTTCTTCGAAGCCTAGGCCAGCTTTAATCTCACTAGAGTCAGACCAATGTGGGCTTAGCTTTATCTCCACTCCTAATGGGGCTATGAATTGTATATGATACACCTCCTGTAAATACTTATATACATCTGTTGTATATGCTTGGACACCAATCTCTTTATAAAGTTCAATTTCTTTTGGATTAATTTCTGCTATACTGGAGTCATGGATAGTATTTACCAAGAAACTCTCCATATTTGCAGCCTTCATTCTATGCCATTGGTAAGTTACAGCTATTGGTATAATCTCGGCTGTTGCAAACCCCTGCACTGGATAGTTACATATACTTTCACGGTTTGTAACGTACCCACTAGCCTTCATATGTGTATCTGGCCAATAAAACCTCATGCCATATTTAGTAATTAAGAAACCATTACGTAGTACCTCCTCTATCCAGCGTTCTTGCGCTTTTGTAATTCCCGGATATTTCTCTCTAAATGCTGCATAATACGCTTGTTCTGCATCAGTACCAGATTGTCCTCCGTACAGTGGCTTAAATGTATGTGACTTAGCTCCTTGTCGTTCTGTTGCCTGTCCTGCTTCCGTAAGCGTATGTGCAGTGAATGAATGTACATCAACTCCGTCTCTAATGTCTGAGATAATACGAGCGTCCTCTCCAAGGTCGCCAGCAACTCGGAATTCAAGCTGTGCTCCATCAATTTCTCCCATCAACCAGTCTTTATTACGAGCTGCGAATATTACTTTAAACAGTCTATCAAAGTTCTGGAATTGTACTTTATATTTCTTACCTGTGGAGGATAGCCGATGTGTAGTTGTATTACATTGATTCAAAGACCCATGTAGAATACCATTATCCTC